CGGTCCAATTACTTGGAAGTCAAGAATCGAGTAGCGAGTTGAGATGGTCGAAAGCGCGTTTTCAATGGTCTGCCGCACCGCCGTTACGTTGTCTTGGGCTGAGAGTGAAGTCGAGACGATGACCTCGACCCGGTTCATCACCTCGCCCTTGAGGTTTTCGGCGATCGACTGCAGCAGCTGGGTGCACTTGTCGATGATGTCGGTGCCGGCGGTGCCGAGCGCAAAATCAATCGAGACTTTTTGAATACCGAACGCGGTATAAAGGTTGAGCAGCGACTTGCCGTTACCGTCGGTGATCAGCCCCTTCAGCGCCCCCATCCGGATCCATTCGCGGGTGATCGAATGCTTGGCGCGGATGGTGAACAGACGTTTCTGCATCTCGTCGGCCAGGGTGCGCGGCGTCCGCGACGAATTGGCGATGGTCACCATGTTTTGCAGGTCCCGCGGCGTGATCAAATCCTCGGACGGGAAGTGCGGTGTTTCGAGAAAGATCGACTTGCGGTTGCCGCGGTCGCCCGGCGTCGCCTCGCCGCCTCGCTCCTTGGCCGGCAGCACGCGAAGGGTGCCGTCCTCGATGGTGACCTCGATGATGGTCGAAATCGAGCCCTGCGACGGGAACAGATTGAGCGCTTGCAGCAGACCGTAATTGTTCGGAATCCGGTTGACGGATTCCGACAGCTGGATCGAGGTAAACGGAAAATTGATGGTGTCGAGATCGTCGGCCATGTCAGTGGTTCCTTGTCTCGCCCGCTTTGTCGGGCGTCAGGTTGAGATTGCGGGGGAGAGAAGCTGCGAAAAATCGCTCGCGCAGGTTACGAGGCGCGGGCCTTGATGTTCTTGGCCCGGAGCTGGACAAGCGCCGCGGCCTTTTCGTTGTCGGTAATGCCGGCGGGCCACAACAGGTGCAGGCTGTCGACGATGGCCGGACCGCATTCGAGGATCACGATGTCCTCGTCGTCACCGGCGCTGCCCTCGACCGCGGTTCGTTTCGAGAGCGAGATTGCGGCCGCGTCCTGGGCGCCGTCGGTGCGGCCCAGATCAAGCGGCCAATATTTGCCGCCGACCAGGCCCAGCACGGTACCGATTTCGACAACGTTGTCGGAGCCGTCACCGGCCGAGAGCGTCGCCTCTTCCTTGCAGAAATCGTCGTCGACCACATATTTGAGGACATCGGTCTCAATGATCGGCGCGGAAACGGTAAGCGTCTTGAGAGTCATGATGGAGTTTCCTTATGAATTGAGAGGGGGAAAGCCAGAGGCTTCAGTGCGTGACTGGTGTCAAACCGCGACGCTTGAGTTCGCCGTCAACCGCCGCGTTCAGCGCATTGCCGAGATCTGCGGCGGCGTCGGGAGCGCCCGGCTCCTTCAGCGCCGGCGTGTGCCCCGGCATCAGCGTATCGAGCCGCGATCCCTTGCCGGCCTCGGCCTTCGGCGCCGCAGCCAGCGCCGCATTGGCGGCTTCCGCGCTCATGTCGGTATCGAACGCGAAATGCGCGGCCAGGGTCTCTCGGCCCTTGGCATTTTCGCCAGACATGATGGCCTTCTGCCGGATGCGCTCGGCGGTCACCGCCGCGGCGGTCGCGGTGACAGTGGCGGCTGCAGCACCCGCGGTCTCGCCTTCACCGAAGGCCTGCGTCACCGCGGCCTCGATCGCGCTCATATGATCGGCCCGCGGAATTACGTCAGTGGCCGGCTGCTTGCCCGTGATCGCGGCGAGGACCGCCGCCAATCCGCTTTTCTGCGACATTGGATTTCCTTTTCTGAAAAAAGGGCGGTTAGCCCCGGTTGATGGCATCGACAAAAGTGGCAAAAGCTTCGACGGGACTGTCGACGATCCCATCCACAAGTCCGAGCGACAGCGCCTCGGTGCTGTCATAGGTCTGCGCCTCGGTCACCAGCGCCATTTCCCTGGTAAACCGCGATCCGCGATAGCTGCCGACGGCGCTGGCGAATTTCTCACGCTTGGCGTCGTTGCGCGCCTTGATGCGGGCGTGAACGTCGACCGGCAACGCCTCGAACGGATTGCCTTCGGTCTTATGCTTGCCGGACGCGATCAGCGTCACCTTGACGCCGTCCTGCTCCAGCTGCTTGGAAAAATCCGCGTGCATCGAGACCACGCCGATCGAGCCGGCCATGCCGTCTTCCGGCATTACGATCTGCCGCGCTGCAGAGGCCAGCAAATAGCCGGCCGAGGCCGCGACATTGGTCAGGATCGCCAGCGTCGGCTTGACCGCCGACAGCCGCGCGATCATGTCGGAGGTCTCGAACGCGCCGGCAGCCTCGCCGCCATAGGAATCGATCTCGAACACCACGCCCTTGATAGCAGGCGCATTTATCGCGCGGGAAACTTGCGTCTGCAGGCCCTGGTAGGAGGTGTCGCCGGAGGCGCTGCCGATCCAGGCGCCCTTGTGCACCAGCGAGCCCTCGACCGGAATGATCGCAACCCGGTCGACCACATCGAGCGCGGGAATGCCGCGGGCATCCAGCCGACGCCCCAGGGGATCGCCGACCAGGCCCAGCTGCTCCGACGGCCGGCCGCCGGCGAAGGCGACATGCGCCAGCGCCTCGATTCCTGAAAGCGTAAAGCCGCCGTCGACCACGCGGCCGCCGAGGCCGGCGACGATCGCCGCGAGCTTGCCCTGGTCGATCATCAGCGGCTCGTCGAACAGCCGCGCGGCGATGTGGGGAAGCCTGATGGTCATGCTCCGGCTCCGATTTTCATTTGAAGCATTGAGGCAAGCCTCACGTGCTTGGGTTGGCCGCGGCGGGCTCGGCGCCCGGCCCGGGCTGGCCCAGATCGGCAGTGACCGCGGCGTCGGTGCCCTTGACGGTCGGCGCGGTCGACTTTCGCACCAGCTTGCGGGCTGACAGCTCTTCCTGTTCGAACTCCGCCTGATCCAGCAGCTCCTCGAAATCGAGGCCTTGCGTTGCCACCTCGTCCTGCAGCGTCGACAGCAGGCCGTCGATCCGCATGTTGGCGCCCTCGGCCTCCTTGGTCGGATCGACATAGCCGCGGCCCGGCCCGATCCAGCGGCCGTTGAGATAGGCCGCCGGCAATTCCCAGAAATCCGGCGCGCCTTCGGGCGCGGTGATGTAGCCGCGGTCGAAGGCTTCCTCGATCACGCACCAACGGATCGGGTCGAGCAATTGCTCGGTGAACTGGGCAAACAGGCGGGAGATGGTGCGCCACACTTCGTTGAGTGCGGCGCGCGCGCTGGAATAATTGGTCTTCGACCAGTCCATCGACAGCTGCTCGTAGGAAATCCCGCGCGCGGAAGCGACCCGTTGCAGGAAGGCGGTCAGGAACAGCGGAAACGACGTGGTCGTCCGCGGCGAGTCGTTCATCTTGATTTCGTCGCCGACCTGCAGCACCGGGATCCGCACGCCGGCCAAGGTCGGCGGGAATTTGGTGTAATGCGCGATGCGCTTGTCGGCGATCGAGGCCGAGCCCGGCGACAGCTGCGACGCCGCGGCATCCGGCGGCAGGTTTGAGGTCAAAAACGCGCCCATCAGCGCATTGAGCGCGGCGTTATTCAGCTCCAGCTGGGCGTAGCGCGAGACCATTCGCAGCAGCGGCACCAGGCAGGCAAACGGCGAGATCGCGCGCGATTGTCCCTCGCGCTCTTCCTCGAAGGCGTGAATGAATAACGGCCGTCCCCATGGCGTAGCCCGCGGAATCCGCTCCCAGACCATAGTCTTCTGCGTCTGATACCAGTCGCCGGGATGTGCCTGGCGCACGTGATAGGCCAGCGGCTCGCCGATATCGGAAAATTCGATGCCGCCGCGCAGATTGCCGAGATCTCCTTGGCCGTAGGGATTGGATAGCCTTTCCGGATCAACCGGCATGATGCACGTGGCATAACGGGCACCTCGCTCCGGCCGCCACATCATCGCCGCGCAGGTTTCGTTCAAGGTCGAAAACGTCCGGGCGCCAAGCCGGAAAATGCCCTGACCGGTCAGCTTGCGCCGGGCGTCGCAGCGCTTGCCCGGATCCTTCAGGAATAGCCGGAATTCGCGATCGAGCGCGCGGCCCAAATCACGGACCAGGAGACGCTGCGCCTTGTCCTTGCGATCGAAACCCAGCGCCTCGATATCGGGATGCGAGGCATTGCGCACCGCCGCTCCGACCAGCATATCGAGCAGGCGGTTGACCGCCGCACTGGCTGTCGGATCGTTGCGCACCAGGTCATGGGTGCGCGCGACCGTGATGGCGCGCTCGGGCAGGACGGCGGAATCGGCCGAATGCAGCGCCGGCCAGTAACCGCCCAGCTCCTGCGACGACGCCGACGCCGCGGCAAAGGCCGAGTTGGCATCGCGCACCAGCGGCCCGGCGTCCGCGCTCATCTGCGGCGGCGGCGCGTCGCTCGTTGGCCAGCGCGGCGGCGCCGCGGCGGCGAGCTCGTCGTCGATAATCGCAAACGCG